ATGGATGAATACGATAACCCTCATCGAATGGTTATCGTCGATTTAACGGGGCAGAAAACAGTTTTCATCGATGTGAAGGAGATTTTGGGTGGTAAGACTTGAACTGTATTCTATGTAAACATTCAGAACAGTGTGGTTCTATGGCTAAAACGAATTGTAGAATATTTACGCCAAAGGCGCCGTCATGTTCAAGCGGACGTCTGAGGAGGCGGCGTCGCGGTGACGAAAGTCTACTGTGATTTGCGCTGTTATTTTAAGGAAAATGGGGCGTGTCTACGAGATAAATTGAATCTGATGCGTGGTCGATGCAAGGAAAAGATAGAGGAGGCGGGGACGCGGTGAGCGTTAGACAAAAGAGGAGAAAACAATGCCCTCGTTGTGGTGCACCATGCGTGACGCACTGGCACCTTAAATGGGGCAAACGATGGTATCAATACATGTGTCTGAAATGTGAATATATTTTCCGCAAAAAGGATGATGGGGAGGCGGGGCCGCGGTGACGGATAGAGGCCGGGGAGGCGTCAGGTTGAGCGAGACGGTGAAGGGCTTCCGCTTCGTCATGGAGGACTTGCGGAGCGAGCGTGGCGACGTGCAGTGGATTGTTGGAGAGTGGCAGAAGTGCGAGGGCGTCCTGGGGCTGTGCGAGAACGGGTTTCACGCTAGCGAGGACGCGCTTGACAGCTTGAGTTACGTGTTTGGAACGAGGTGGTTCCGCTGTGAAGCCAGGGGCGCGATCCTTCACGGAGGCGATAAGTTCTGTGCCAGGGAGATGCGGTTAACCGGGGAGATACCCCTTTCGGTTCTGCGGCGGTTTGCGGTGGAATGCGCTGGGCATGTGCTTTCCATCTTTGAGAAGAAATACCCTGACGATTTGCGTCCTCGTAGGGCCGTTGAGGCAGCTGAGAGCTATTTGGATGATCCGACGGACGCAAATGAGGAAGAGGTAGAGGCCGCTGTTTGGGCTGCTGCTGGGGCTGCTGGGGCTGCTGCTGGGGCTGCTTGGGCTGCTGGGGCTGCTTGGGCTGCTTGGGCTGCTAGGGCTGCTGCTTGGGCTGCTAGGGCTGCTGCTGGGGCTGCTGATGCTGCTTGGGCTGCTATGGCTGCTGGGGCTGCTGCTGATGCTACTGAGCGGGATTGGCAGCGAAAAATGCTGCTGCGACTGCTAGATGACGCAGAAAAGGAAGAGGAGGCTGAATCAACATGAGTGATAGCGATTTGATAAAGACTTGGCTGAGCAATAACTGGCGTCTACGTGACGCTGTTGTCAGGTGGCTTGTCAAGTATTATCGTGTGGAAGTAGATTCTATGATTAAGGAGGAGCCCCCGACATGACTTTGCATTATATTACATCGGACGAAGTACAGAAAATCTTTGACACTTTGGAGTTAATACTTTTAAAACTAGAAAGATTGGAGCGTTCACTGAATACCTCCAGAAAGCGTAATGGCTAGCTAGCGCGCGCTATAGCTAGATAACGCGAGGGAAAAAACCTGAGCCGCGAGGACCAGATCAAGGACACGCTACAAAAAATCCCGGCGTGGACCCTCGCAGAGTTCTACGTGGACAACATCAAGCCATTGTTCAACCTCGTGTACGGCTTCGCCAACATCATCACCCGCACCTACCTGTTCCTCTTCCAGCATCACGGCGTCCAGTACACCACCCACCAAATCGCTGACGCCATCGAGGGGCCGCGTCAACACGTCAACACCGCCCTCAAAAAACTGGAGCAGTGGGGCATGGTATCCCACCCCTCCCGCTACACGTGGGAAATCATTGACTAGACTTTAAACGTGTTTTTGACACGAAACCGTGACGCTGTGTCACGGCGCGTATATCATTACTTTCACCGTTTGTTGCACTTGAACGAAAATGAGTGCAACCATCTTTTGGCCTCGCTGGCTCTGGGAACTCTGGTGCTGGCTCAACGGCATCATCGTCATCTAGGTGAACGCCATGGCCACAATGGAAGTCGGGTCACACCAGACGCAAGCCCAGGATGAGCAACGCTTCTACGTCGTCACATGGGATAAACACGACAACCACTCCAGTATGGACGACCACGTGCCGCGAAGCCACATCAACCAAGCGATACGTGACGTCACCTACAAGCTGCTCCGAGGCGACCTCGTGAGCTTCCAAATCGGCATCCACGAGGAATCGCTATGAACAGCGAAAAATCCGTCACCCACCACTTCCAGTACATGGAAGACGCGTTGGAAGTCACCGAGTATCCCTTTGAAAGTGGCGAATCAAGTCACCTCGACCTCAAACTCCGCCAAGTGGAATATATCGGGTATTTACCCGGCGTAAGGGAGTGCCTCATCCTCAAAAGCGACGACCTCCGATGCTACATCTCGGCAAAGGAAGGCTTCCTCAACCACCTCTACGCGGAACTCTGTCGGTTCCGCCGACGACAGAAGCAACGGGAGGTGAATGAATGATCCCTGACCACATAGACGCAATCAAGGAGCTCTCCGAAGCCGTCCACATCCTCATCAACAAAATCGAAGACATCGCAGAGCGACAGGACCGCACCGACCGCCAATACGAGTACATCCAGACCCAGCTCAAAACCCTCAATGACCGCGTCCCCGCGCAGCAGACCCTACCCCCCGCCCAACCCGCGACAGGATACACGCCCCCACAGCCACGGACGCCAAACACGCCGTGGCAGCAAAGCCGGAACCCCGGCATCGAGTGGTGCCCCGAGCAAGACGCGGATCCCCGCGACGTCGCCGACGCCAAAGCCAAACGCGGCGACATGTGGTATCTCCCACCCCGACCACCCTACGACACCGGCAGCATCATGCGGAGGAAGTAACCCGTTGACCCGTCGCCTGTGTCTCCTCGGCCTCTACATCGCCTCGCTCTGCGCCCTGGTAGCGGGCTTCTTCATCCTCGTCCGCGTCGTCGTCGAAACCCTCCGCCACACCCAGGTGACCCCCTAATGTTCCCCGAAATCATGGACAAGACGAACCGGCTCCCACAACTCGTTACAACTGAGTTGTGTGGGTTCTCCTATCTCTTGAACATGACGGGAGAAACAACGGTGATTCCCTAAATGCAGCTATCATTTGACATCTGGCACGCCAACAACGGCATCGGCTGGACACTGATAATCCGTGAAAAACTAGAGCTAAATTCCTATACAACATCAACGAAATTCAGTTTCTTCGGGCAAATCAAGCTCTTCGGCAAGGAACTCAACTGGGACTTCGGCGAAACGGAGTGGAACGACAAACCATGAGCGTCGCATCTCAGATGATTGAAGCCGAGTTAAAGGTGGTCGAGCGGAACCTGGAGATCGCCCGCAACCTCAAATCCGCGTCCGCGCGGAAAGCTTCGGTGACCCACTGCCGCCTGAAGCGCGATTATCTCCTCGCCCGCCAAGAAAACGAGGCATTATACGCCGAAAACCAGCGGCTCAAACGAGAAATCCGCGACCTCAAGGTGAAACATGATGGTTAGACTGAACTTCAAGAAATGTTATGAAAAATTCATCAACAATGGTGAAAAGAGAACAACGGTGAGAGTCGGCGACAAAACAAAGAGGTTTCACAGGGGCCAAATGGTTGACTTAACTGTAGGCTCACGATACAAACCTAGGATTCTTTTTACAACCCATATTTCTCATGTGGAAGCTCTCCCATTCTGTAATATCCTTGACGAAGACTTGAAGGAAGAATCACCTGATTGTAGGACAGTTGACGGATTATGGTGTACGATGTTTCACATTAACAAAGTACTACTTGAACCTAATGACGTTGTCACAATTATACATTGGATTTGAAAATAATGGATGACGCGCGCTTCAACCAGCACCTCACAGGGCTCCAGAGTAAACTGAAGGAAACCGAAGCCGAAACACCTAGCCGAAAATACTACGCCCGCATGATCAGCCAGCTCAAAGACGAATACAAGAAGGGCCTCATATGACCTCTCGAATGTTCCCCTTCATCACCAAGACGTGGAACCCCATCGGCGGCGTTTGCCCCTATAACTGCGTGTATTGCTGGGCGAAAACCCTCATCGACCACCGCAAATACCAGAAATATCGGGGTGAACCACGCATCATCGAAAGAGAATTGAAGAAGAAGTTCACTGAAGATGACTTCGTATTTGTACAAGATATGTCAGACTTATTCGCTTATAACGTTCCCACAAGACTAATCCTTCGCGTCCTAGATTGGATAAAAGAGTCACCTGCCAAATTTCTATTACTGACGAAGAATCCTACACGATATATACAATTAATCACCGACAGCGAGTTCTCCAACAACATCACATTAGGTTGCACCATCGAATCCGACCACATACCTTTTTATCTTCAGATATCTGGAGCCCCCACATTACATAAAAGACTTGTAACTATGACGCATATCTCAAGAATGACTTCGCTCCCATTATTCATCTCCATCGAACCTATTTTAGAGTTCACACACCGCTTCAGTTTTATCATTAAAGGAATTCGTCCGTGGGGCGTGGCTATAGGCTACGATAATTATAAAAATGGCCTCGACGAGCCCGCCCTAAGTAACGCACAGGCGTTGATTGACGAATTAGAATCCTTTACAACGGTTTACCGCAAAACCATCCGAAAGGCGTGGTGGGAACCCGATGAGTGACAACGCCAAGAAAGCCCAGTTTCAAGGCGCGCGGCGAAAGGACAACGTGCTCATCCAAGAGGAACGCGAAGACCAAGGCGACATCACCCCCACCCCCGACGACGTTGCCGAAGCCATACGAATCCTCGAAAGCGATCACCCCCTCACCGAAGCCAAGCCCTACCTCGACATGTTGGTGGCCGGCGAAGACGCCAACAAACAACTGGTGTTTCAACTATTATTAAGCGGAAAATGCAGAGACCCAAAAAAGAAACAAATCATACTACTGTTAGGCGACGCGGGCGGCGGCAAAACAACCATCGCCAACAACCTCTCACGGCTATTTAAGACCAAAAAAATCGGGCGATTCTCAAAACGAGCCCTCGACTACACCGAACTCACCGGATACGAAGTCCTCTACCTCCAAGAAATGGGTAAAATGGATGACGAGGAATACGGCATCTCCACCCTCAAGTTCTTGAGCGCCGACGACAAGGGCTACACCATCGAAATCACCACCTACGACAACGAAACCAAGTCATGGACCACCTTCGAGAAGAAGATCCCGCCCGTCACCGTCATCTCCTGCAGCACCCGCGTCGAGTTTGACCCCCAATTCACGCGTCGAGCGTGGCCCCTCAACATCGATGAATCCATCGAACAGACGGGCCGCATCGAAGCGTTCAAGATACAGGAGAAGTGGGAGGACAACTTTCTCGCCCTCGGCATCATGCGGGAGCCCAAGAAAAGTCGGGCGCTCCGCGTGTTGAAGGCCATCGTGGAGCAGCTGGAGGACGTGAACGTCTTCATCCCGTTTCCCGGCGAAATCTTCTCCATCTTAAAAAAAGAGAAAATCCGCGTCCGCGGGGACTACGACAAGTTTTGGGCGCTGGCGTGGTTCCACACGTTCCTCATGCAGAAGGTCCTGCCGAAAGTCAACGGCATCATCGTCGCGTCGCCAGCGGCCATCGCCGAGCTCTTCACGTTGGCGCAGTCACCCCTCGTCATCATGACGACGGGCCTGCAGCCCCGCTTCCTCAAACTGTTTGACGCGATGAAGGACTTGGGGATAACGTTGATGGATAGCGTGATCACGCTGGAAACCCGTGGGCGCTTGGCGCGGAACGCGGGGCTATCGGAATCCACGATCACCATGTATCTGCGGGAGCTGGCGAAGCAAGGGTACTTCGTGACGCGGCCGGCGGAGAAGGGTCGAAGCCTCGACTACATGTTGCCTGATAATTTGGCGTCGATTATCCAAAAGAGGAATAGTGTACTCGAAATCTTGGAAAATTCGGGTCAGTTGGCCTTGAAATTCGCGGAGGGGGCTGAAAACCACTTAACGACACTACTCGAAACGAACGCCGTAAGTGGGGTATCCCTCCAAAATATTGAAGAGTATATACCTCTTTTACAGGAGATTACGAGCTATATATCGGGGGAGAAACAGCGCCTCTTAGACGAAATTGAGGCGTCTCAACCCGAATTATCTGAAAGTTCGAGTATAGCGTCAACCGAACCCGAAAAGAAGCCTAAAACTGTGGACATTCAGGAATCGGGCAGAATTGTCCAAAATATAGAGTCACAACACGTCGCCTACTACACCCGCATCCCCGGCGACGTGGAGTGTGAGGTGTGTGGGCGCGGGCGCGTCGCCGCGTTTCGCGTTGACATCGACGGCAGTGTTCTGTTGCGGTGCGGCGAGTGTTTTCAGGGGTTGCGGACGACGTTTCCAAACATCCGGTTTCAACCCAAGGAGGAATCCGAGGAATGAGTGAGTACACGTGGTTTCGCACATTGAAGTTCTGGCTCTTGGAGGATATGAGATGAGAAACCCAAAACGTATACCAGTCGTTTTAAATCGAATCAAGGAAATTTGGGAGCAATATCCTGATTTACGGCTTGGACAATTTCTGGTGTTAGGTCATAAAGACATCTTTCTCCTTGAAGATGATGATCTCATCTTTTTTCTCGAAGAAAAATATTTTCAGACATCCCATATTGAGATTCCGGATTATTGGGTTGAACCCAATGCTTGGCGTCAAATGATAGATGATATGAAAACGAGGAAGTTTAGTTTGTTAAAGCGTATGAAGGCTGGCTCCGCCCGCCCCCAGGCCCCTGGCAGAGACAACGAACAGGAGGATCCAGCGACTAAATGACCCATGTCATCCGATATAAAACTTCTGTAAAAACTCACCGCGGAAAAATCAGCCTCGTGTTCCTCGGGGACATCCACCGCGCCTCAAGGAACTGCGACGTCGCCCTGCTGAAGCGGGTGTACCGCTGGATCACCCGCCACGACTGCCTCATCGTGGGGATGGGTGACTATTCCGAATTTATCGCGCCCCAAGATCGCCGCTACGACGTCAACAGCTACATCCCTGACTTGATTACACCCGACGCCCAGTTCAAGTGTTTGCGGGAGGAGTTTGAGCCCTTCAAGGACAAGATCATCTGCCTCCTCGACGGCAACCACGACTACGGCTTTTACCAGGCGCATCACCACAACTACGTGGACGCCCTCGCCTACGACTTGGGGACCGAGTACGGCACCTTCGACGCGGTGATCCGCCTCGAAGTCAGCCGCCAGAAAGGCGCGGGTAAACGTCTAATCGACATCTACGCCCACCACGGCTGGACGGGTAGCCGGCGGACAGGGGGCAAAGTCAACAAGATTGAGGACCTTGCCCTGATCTTCCCCACCATGCACCTCTACGCGATGGGGCACGTCCACCTCCTCGGCGAGTCGCCGCCCCGCGTCATGCTCACCGCGAACAAGGCGGATCACATCGTGGAGTCCACGCAGCGCTTCGTCTTCACCGGCTCCTACCTCCGAGGCTACGTGGACCACCCCACGAAGCCCTTCAGCGGCTACGTGGCACGCCGCGCGTACCCACCCCTCAGCCTCGGGTCTCCCCTCATCCAGATTCAACCGTTCCGCAACGCAGGGCTGGCAGGTCACGACAAACTCCGCGTGGAAGTGAAGGAGGTGCCCACCTAGATGCGGGTTGGATTAATTCAACTCGACGGCAAAATGCATAATCTTGCCTTGATGAAGTTGTCGGCGTGGCATAAGAAGCGAGGGGACGAGGTCACCGTTCTTGATATGAGTAATCATAAATTTGATCGTGTCTACGCGAGTAAGGTCTTTGTCGGGGGATCTGGCTACGACTTGAAGAGTGAGTTACCACCTGAAATCGAAGCCGTCGTCCCTGATTATGAGGGATTCAAGGCGGATTACAGCATCGGCTTCACGTCGCGGGGCTGCATCCGTGACTGCGGGTTCTGCATCATCCGCGAAAAAGAGGGACTCATCAGGGAAACCCCATTCGACTGGATCAGCCACCACAACGTCATCGCCAAGCTGGGTTGTATGCCCTTCATCATGATCTACAACAACAAACCTGGCAAACAACTTCACGATTTTGCTCGTTGGGTGAATCAACGCTTCTACGAGTTCATCCCTTGGGAGGAATACGAGCAATGACGAGAGCCATGCAAGTCCACCACATCTCCTACAATCCCGAAGTCACCGTCACCGTGTACCAGGGTGAACATGAATGCCTCACGAAGATTGACAGGTATTCCCGCCGAACGTTGAGCTTGGGATTTATCCGTGCCCTCAAAGCGTGGATTGTGCTGAATGAGCACCGCGCGGAGGAACTGGAATAATGGGTAGAATGATTGTGGTTTCCGAGAAATATCCCCAAATCCGTCATAAAGTCGGTGAAGTTGATTTTTGCTGTCCAAACTGTAACAAGTATCACCGCCGTGTTCTCTGGGAACATGCCACGGAGTGGGATGTGGAAACCAAGAAACCCATTGCATTCGACCACATCGCCGCGTTTGCGAAATGTCGCTGTGGCGCCCTACTCTTGGTCGCTGACACATGGGAGGCCATCGAGATGTTTTGGTTAAATCAACACGAAATGGAGGCCTCATGATGGTGCTTGACCCGCGGGACGTCTCTGCGTCCGCTGACCTGCTGTGGGACGCCAACATGATGTTCTGTACCCTCTGCGAGGAGTTGGTGGATAAACGCAACGCCAAGGGCTTTCCCTCGGAAGACCCGAAGGAGTGGGTGTGCCACCACTGCATCATCGGCGACGTGGGTGATGACAAATGATGATCGGCCTTGAATACCTGCCTGCGCCCATCGTCCAATACCTGCGGAACAGCGTGCGGGATCGCCCCAAGGTGCCCCACCTCTACCACGTCACCGACCTGTTGTACTGCCTCCGTAAAGCCTACTTTAGACGGAAGCACCCCAACGGCGCGAAGGGCGTGAAGAGCCTGTGGAACATCGTCCGCGGCCAAACCTTCGACCACCTCTGGAGTCCCCTCTTCGAGGTGAACCAGCGGACCTACACCGTCCACCGCGGCGGCATCACGATCACGGGCACCCTCGACTTCATTTTTTCCGACCAAGGGGAGCGCGTCCTCTGCGACCTCAAGATGCCCGCCTCCACGTACTACCGCAAGCAATACGGCGCCAGCGACTTTTATCAAAGACAGGTCCAGTGCTACCTGGCGATGGCGCATGCCAACGGCGACCTCCTCGATATTCAGAAGGCGCGAATCCTGATGCTGGCGGAAGACCTTGTGGTGGAGGACGTTCAGGAGAACCCTGAAATTCTGGATTACCTGTGGACGCGGGCGTTCAGGCTCGACCACGCCCTCACCCGCAGCAAACCCGACGCGCTGGAGGGACCCGAGGAGGCGTGGGAGTGCAACCCCGAGTACTGCGAACACTACGCGCGGTGCAAGGGAGGTGACAGCTCATGACTCAACCAATAAAAGGCGACGACGTCATCGCTGAGGCCCGCCGGATGCGTGGCGTCAGTTTCCGCGAGGTCTGCGCCGTCTACGAGAACTTGTTGCCGAACGACGTCATCCAGGAAGGTCGTCGTCGCTGTCCCGGCAAACAGGAGCGCTGCACGTATTACGAGGAAACCACGCACGGCAAACGATGGATGATTCACGATGTCTGAGCCGAAGAGGGCGCGGGGTCGCCCCCGCAAACGCCTTTTCGATTTTTTTTGTTCATTTAAGAAGGCAGTGATATCTCTCGATTATTGTCGTTATGTTTGTAAACACGTAGATGAATCAGAGAATTGTTCTTTTTTAAATCAGATAAAACCAAAAGAAGTAATTATTCAATTATCGAAAAAAAAGAAATGTAAACACGATTGGGATTATCATGTGGGTTTCCGTGCTTGTCGAAAATGCGGTGTTATAGAAGAAAGGAATTCTAAAATTATTATAAATTATGAATTAGATGAAGGCCCTCTTGCTTGGCATCCATATCAGGGGCGTAAGTATATGCGTGGTGAATTTAATCGAGATGACACGTAAAAAATGTCTTTATTGCGGGGGATTATTTGAACAAAAGAAACGAGGCCGTCCTCGACTTTATTGTTCCGATACGTGTAAACGGCTCTATTGGAAGAAAAAACATCAATTTAAACTCGGTACGCAAGGTCAAGAAACCAACCTCAATATTATTGAAACTATTGAAGGCTCCCGAATAAAAGGCGCATTATGGCTTGAAAAATATAAAAAACGATTTTCGTCACCCAGTTGATGAGGGAGGAAACTCCTTTATTCGTGGGGGGCGAGAGCCGGTACGCCGCGTTTTGGCATCAACCTCTGGGGCGGGCAGCCCTTCTACACTAATATGCGATGACCGGACGCTTTGCAACCAACATATTTGCGCCCCCCTCAACTACGAAATTTCTTTACGCAAAAACCCTAGGGTGTTTACTTCATATTTCTCAACGTAAAAAAAGGTGATTCAATGGAGTTACGTCGATCGCTGTACGACGCGCGGCAAACCATCGTCCGAGCCGCCACCGACGCCCCACCCATGGAAGAACACGAGGATAAGAGTCCCTTCGACGCCCACAAGTATCACCGCGCCTTCGTCGCGGGGTTGATGGGTTTTCCAGCGGGGCTTATTGCCTTTGTTGGCCTCTATAATGCGGGTGACGTCTTGATGGCGGTGGTGACGTTGTTTGCGAGTTTCTTCGGGCCCTTCTCGCTGCAGCTCGGCGCTGAGTACGGCATCAAACCCAAAGAATGAGCGTCCCCTATGTCCCCTCGGAGTCAGCCCAGCCTTCCCTTTGACGAGCGCAAGGAGAAGATAAAACAGCTCGTTGCCACGCACGACTATATGCGGATTGCCCTTATCTGCGGCGTCACCGAACGCACGATTAAACGCGACGTGGCGGCGATGAAGCAGAGTGGGGAGTGGACGGAGTGGGTTGAAGCCGAGCTTCTACGCCTCTTTCGTGATGGGGAAGTCAGCGACACAAAGAAGTTTGAGAAACTCGTTGACCTCTACAAAGGCCTGATGAAGGAACGGATTGAAGCCACGATCAAAGTGGAAGCCGACGTGGAGGTGACGCGGAAAGATGATATTGACGCCCTCCTCGGCCAATTCGCGGTACTCTTCCCGCCAACTCTCATTGATGCGGAATCTGCTGAAGACGACGATACTTGAGAACCCGTGGATACCTGAAAGCCATCGGCTGCCGAGGGATGATGGAAAAGGCTTAACGGAAAAACAGGCTTTATTTTTATCAATTCCAGAGGAAGAAGCGTTCTACGGTGGAGCCGCAGGCGGAGGCAAAAGCGACGCGCTCTTGATGGGTGCCCTCCAGTATGTGGATGTCCCGCGGTACGCTGCCATCCTCTTCCGACGCACCTTCTCGGATTTGAAGCTTCCTGAGGCCCTGATGGACCGGGCGCAGGAGTGGCTCAGCGGCACCGACGCGCATTGGAATGACCGTGACCACATCTGGACGTTTCCCTCATCCGCCAAACTCGCGTTCGGCAATATGGAGTCGGAGAAAGACAAGTACCGCTACCAATCCTCGGCCTACCAGTACATCGGCTTCGACGAGTTGCCGCAGTTCACCGAAACCCAGTACACGTATCTCAGCAGCCGCCTCCGCCGCCTCGAAGACACCACGATTCCGCTGCGGCTCCGCTGCGCGGGCAACCCCGACGGTATCGGACTGGAGTGGGTGTACCGCCGCTTCGTGAAGCCCGGTCACCCCCAGCGTCCCTTCGTCCCCGCGAAGCTTGAAGATAACCGCAACCTCGACCGCGTCAGCTACGTCCGCAGCCTCAACCGCCTTGACCCCATCACGCGGGCGCGGCTCCTCGAAGGTAACTGGGAGATCCGGGGTGAAGGACGAAAATTCAAGCGATCATGGTTTGAAATAGTGGAAGACTACCCAAAGAAATGTCGTTTAGTGCGGTATTGGGATATTGCGGCAACGGAGAAGACGAAAGATAACGATCCCGCATATACGGCGGGCGTCCTTCTCGGTGAATCAAAAGGGCAATATTACATCATTAATGTACAGCGGGACCAGTTAACACCACTTGGCGTAGAATCCCTAGTAAAGTTGACGGCGCAACTTGACCGCGCCCGATTCGGAAACGCCTGTATTATTGGGATGGAGCAGGAGCCTGGAAGTGCAGGTGTAAACACCATTGACCATTACCGGCGAAAAATATTGAAAGGCTTCCCGTTTTACGGTGACAAGGTGACGGGCAGCAAGGAATTGCGAGCCAACCCCGTGAGCAGCGCCGCAGAAGCAGGTAATGTGAAACTGGTTTCGGGTTTATGGAACGAAGCATATCTTGATGAATTAATGTTGTTTCCCGAAGGCAAATTCAAGGATCAGGTGGACGCGACCAGTGGCGCATTTGCGTTATTAAATAAGGGGCAGCGGACGCGGTACCGGTCAAGCCTACGATAAACTTGATGAATCATTATGTCGCCGTTCTATCATAACATCATGTATCTTGACATCACGAGATGCTGGTGTATTGAATTATCTTTTTTCAATCTTCATTTTACGTTATTTATACCTAGTTTCTTGAAAAGGCGAAAACGATGAGTAATCTCGCGGTCCTCAATTTTAATCAGTTGAAAGAGTTTGATCGGACAGGCCTCGTCCCCGAATACCGTGTGGACGGGCAGCAGGTGCCCGCCTACGCCTTTGAGGGCGCGAAGCCCAAGTTCGGCGCCGCCTACGAGTGGAAGCTCTTCCCCCAAGACGTCACCAAAGACGACCTCGGCTACCTCTATGAGCGCTGCGGCATCGCCACCAACGCCGTGGACGCCATCCCCGACCGCGTGTGGGGCAAAGGCTTCACCATCAAGGTCGTCAACGAGCAGGGCGACGAGGTACAGGACTCCCAGCTCGAAAAAGACATCTGGGCGATCAATCAGGATTTTCGGGTGCGGAAGCGGTTTCAGGAGGCACACGCCAAGGCGCGGCTCTACGGCATGAGCATCATCATGTACGGCGTCGCCGACGGCCTCCAGGTCGAAGACGAAGTGGAAAAACCCGATACACTCACGTATCTCCGGGTGTACGACGCCAAGCAGATCAGTGAAATGGAGTACGATAAAGACCAGAACAGCGAGACCTACGGACAGATTACACGTTATAAGATCACGTTGGGCGGCAACATCACGCCCTTCTGGATTCACGCGAGCCGCGTCATCCACCTCGGCGACAAAACGTGGGGCAACAGCGTCCTCACCCCCGCCTACAACAGTTTCGTGGTGTTCATGAATGGGGTGTGGAGCGCCGGCGAAGCCTATTACCAGAATGCGTCGCCCCTCTTCGTGTTGTCGTGGGATGATGCGGAGGCGGTGGAGTCGCCCACCGACGCGGAACTCGATGACATGCAGGAGGATTTGGAAAACCTCCATGTCAAGAAACGCTTCATTAAGCCCGCTAGCTTTGTCCTTGACACGGTGAAGGGCAGCGGCGTCATCCTTGACCCCGCCAAGCTCTTTGATCCGTTATTAGAAATTATGGCGGGTGAGCTCCGCATCCCCAAACAGATTTTGCTGGGCACCGAGGCGGGCGCCATCGCTAGCGGTGAAGTCAACATGCAGATGTGGTATGATAACATCGCCGATGAGCAGCGCACCTACGCGGAGCCCCTCCTCATCGCGTTTTATCAGCAGCTTCAGGCATGGGGCATCCTCGATGAGGGCGACTTCGACGTGGAGTGGACGCCGCTCTGGGAAATATCTGAAAGGGAGCGCGCGGAACTCAATAAGATCAAGATGGAAACCGCTGTGCTAGCGTTGGGTGATGCGTTTAGGAATATACCGCCCCTCATGAGCGTCGAAGAAGCAAGAGAGCAAATCCTCGGGTTGAACCCGCAGATCGGCGCGGGTAGGTTGCCGACACTGAAGACCGAGGCCTCAGAGGATGCGGCGCACCTCACGAAGCTCCCCGTCAGCACCGAACAGTTGTATATGGAACTCCACGCATTAGTGGCGAAAGTTAAGGCTGGGATCGCTCCCCCCGACGTCCTTGCTGTCGGTAACGATTTAATCCACCGCTATTCCGTGGCGGCGCGGGAAGAAGGCCGCGCCAAAATCGAGCGGGTGGTGGGCCACGCCGTCCCCGACTTGACGCCGGAGCAGCGGGCGAATTTTGAGGCGGAGGAAGTTAAATTATTAAAGGATTTTGAACGGATGCTGGATGACGTGGTGAAACAGGAATGAGTGAACGCTATTATCCAACAGGATTCGACGCGTATTCACGAGAATATTATACGGCGACCGCTTCGGCGGCGTGGCTAAAACAGTGTCCCCAATGCGGCCGATTGAATCCCGCGGACTGGCGGTACTGCCCCGACTGCGGGTCGCCACTGCAACCCATCTACGACGTCACCGTGACAGCGAATGAGTAGCGATTACTGGAGGAGCCCCGCGGGCATCGACGTCAGACTCAAGAATTTGGCGGAGGCCGCGGTGTACCGCGCCTACAATGACGCCCTCACCCGCTATGCGCCGCCCTCTATCTGGGGCTTTGAGTGGGTCACCTCATACTTCGGGTCACCACCATGCGACTACTGTGACAGTCAATCAGGACGAAGGTATCGGCGGGGCCAGTTTACGCCGCGTATCCCGAATCATGTGGGCTGCCGGTGTACGTGGGACATCATCTACAAGTAAACGTGAAGAACTATGCCGTATTCCAGCGTTAGCGGCGTCGTGAAACGCTTCCCGAAGCTGAAGAAGTATCCTGCGGCAGCGCGGGCCATGTTCCTCAAAGTCGTGAACGCGGCGTTGAAGACCTACCCCGACGACGAGGGCAAAGCCATCGCTAGTGCCTGGTCCGCCGTGAACGAGAAGTATGGGCGACGCGACGAGTTTCATCACGACGAATGCGCCTTACACTTTGATTTAGCCAACCTCATCGAATACGACAACATCCTTGAGATTCCCACGGTTTTCACGCGTGAAGGCGTCCAGAACGGGGGGTTGAAGCCGTGGGATGAACTCAGTGACCCTGAAAGTTATCGGAGTCTTGAACATCGTCCCGTCGTGTATCAGCATCCGCCCGATGAACGCCCCGTTGACAGCTGCGACCCCATCATCGGGGAAGCCTTGAAAATCGATGTGCGACACGGCGATAACGTGGTTCGTGGCATCACACGCATCCACAAGGACAAGGCGCCGCAATGGTACGTGGACGAGTTGAAGGCGGGACGGAACCGTGAAGGCTCCGTGGGATACTGGAGTGTTTCAGATTTAACAAGTGGCGTCTTCAAGGGCAAACCCTATGAACGCGTCGAGCGACAGATCCGCTACGACCACTACGCCGTCGGCATCCCCAAAGGCGCGTGCAGCGTGGCGGACGGCTGTGGTCTCCGATTCGACGAAGAAGAACCCGACCTGTCAGGCGGGGACTTAGTGAATATTTCAAAATTAAAGTCGTGGGTTCTAGGGAAACTAAAGCCTGAGAACCCCAAAAAACCAGAGGAAGGTGAACGAACTATGAGTGAAGAGAAAGGATCACAGATCAGCCCCGAAATTGAAGCCCAACTCAAGGAACTCCGCGAGTTACGGGACGCCAAAGCGGCGTGGGAAACCGAGAAAACGGGTTTAGCCACACAACTGCAAGCCTTCAAGGACGCGGAAGCCGCGCGCATCGAAGCGCAGCGGCAAGCCATCATCAAGGACTTGATTGAAGGCACCGAGGAAAAAGCCGAGGATTATGAGGGTTGGTCGGTGCCGCAACTCGAAAAACTGAAGATGAAAGTCGTGAAGCCACCTCAAGGGGGGCAGTCGCCGAAGCCGACGGATCGCCGCGGACAAACCCCGCCCACAGGCGGATCGGAGCCGCCGGCAAGTCTTGAGGACTCGGGAAAGGGCCTGACCGTGGGTAGCCTCTTCGGCAAACCCATGCCCGGCGCCAACGAAGAGTAAGGTGAAACAAATTGAGTGAAACAAAACCCGAGAAGAAGAAAGAGGAAGTCGTGACGGTGCGTCTGCTCCGCGGAAGTTATAACGACGAAGACATTGGTTCGCTGAACGATGGTAAAACCTCGTTTCTGAAGGACGACATCATCCATCTGCCCCAGTCAAAATACGACGCCTATATGAAAGTAGGATACCGTGTACCGAACCCGCAGAAGCCCGGTCAATTCGTTCCAGAAGGCACCCCTGTACGGACACGTGTGCCGGATCACACGCTATGGTTTGAACGCGTCCACGACTAAGTTAACGTGCGCTAACTAAACCTGAAAACAGATGGATAGTCGAAAACGGTCTCTACAGCTTAGATGAACGGTGGAGAAGGACTATTATCTAGTCCTTCAAAACACGAGTTCAAGGGTAGCACAACCAACCTTGAATCCGCATCGCTCACGAACGCGTCATAATCGTGGGGGGATTCTCCTAGACCTGAAATCTGTCGGGAGAATAGTTAGCAATTATTTTCTAGTCACGCCGATGATCCGCGCGAGGAGCCGGAGAGGTTTATCGACAACTTGTACCCGCGGTGTGGAGCCGACGGGGAAGCGCAAGCAAGGAGCATAACCCTGCTGAAAAATACCCTGCAATATGGGCATAACAAGGTGAAACAATTATGGTCGGATTTACAGAAGCCACCAACAAGATCCTCATCGCCGGAGACCCCGTCATCTGCGAGTACCACGACGGCAGCACAGGCGCCATCCTCCCAGGGGACACGGTCTACATCAACGGCACCAACACCATCGACGAAGGCGGAGCCCCCACAGGCACCAAAAACCTCTCGATCGGCTGGGCGCTCTATGAGCCCGCCCACGACGAGTGGAAGCCCGACACCATCGCCACCGCCTACGCCAGCGGCGCATTCATCCCCGTCGCCCTCCGGGGCGGCCCAATGGTGCTCCGCAGCCGCGTAGTCGCCAACGTCTACGTCGGCAGCGCCCTCATGGCATCCGCCGCAGGCACCGGAGAACTCAACACCTCCACCATCGGCACCAACGACATCATGGCCATCGCCCTCGAAGCCACGACCGCGGCGGGACTCGCAATGGTCCTCGCCATCTAAGGAGACCACCATGCAATCAATCTCAGCGTTCCGAACCGACGCGCCGGTTCCATTGGAGGCCTATCGGCAGGTTGACGCCGCCATCAAGGTGGCGGCTCGGCAAGCCATGATCGGCCGACGGCTTACGCCGCTCTATGGGCCCCTCGGCTTCGGCACACAATCCATTACCTACGACTTACTGACTGAGGTCGCGGACGCCACCCTCGAATTTGCGTGGAGCGCCCGCGGCAGCGAAGACACCGGACTCACCGCACGCACCGTCACCAAGGTTCCCGTCCTCAAGAAACCCTTCCGCATCAACGCTCGCAGCCTCGCCTCGATGCGGGAAAGCGGCATCCGCCTGGACACCGCCACCGCCAAGTCCGCGGCCTACAAGGTCTCGAAGCTCGAAGATGACTTAATCCTCGACGGCTTCGCGGCTGACGGCTCAACGTATGACTTGAACGGGCTGTATCAGGCAGCGAACAACACGGAAGCCACTTCCAAGGACTTCGGCACCGCACTCTACGCGATCCAGAAGGTCAACCTCGCCCTCGCCGTCCTCGAAACCGATAACATCTATCCACCGGTCAACATGGTGTTGAACCCCACGCAGTACCGGGAGATGTTCGATGTCGTTACGAACACCGCTGTCGCTGAAGTGGATGTCGTGCAACGCATCATTGGCGGACATATCTACGAGACATCCGCGCAGACCGCTGCCACAGGCATGTTGGTCGCGGCGGGTGACCGCGGGTTCTTTGACCTCGCCGTCGGCGTCGATACGACGTCGATGATGGAGATTCTGCCGCTGAACTTCGGCAAGGACTTGTACGGTGTTGTCTACGAATGTGTTGTACCCCGGATCTGGGAAACCAACGCCATCTGCACCCTCACCAACATCTAGGCATACTATCGGTATTCCTTATTAATTCAGGTATTTACCGATACCTCCCCCACTTTTATTCACCCGAATTGACGGGTCTGATGAGCCCCCACACGGAGGCAGAAAATGAAGATTAAGAAGACAAATGTGTACCCCGAGTTCTGGCAGAAATGCTGGAACTGCCACGGCTCCGGGAAATCCGCGTCGTGGGACGACTCGCTGGGCCGAGTGATGTCGGAGACGTGGTGCCCCACCTGTCAGGGCAATGGCGGGTGGCCCCTCATCACGAAGCGGATGCAGGAGCTGCGGTTTAACCCTCGGCGACTCCAGTTTCCCAAGTTGAAGGCGATTCACATCGGGTCAGAACGCATCCCCGTGAGAGCGCGATAATGGGTGAATTAGAGAAGTACCTGCGGTCGTGGCGGGACATCCGAAAGACGATTCCGCCACTGCGCCCCTACGGCTCCGTCGAAGCCATTCTACAGAACATGCGGCAGCGGGAAGCCGCCGAAAACGAGCGATGTTGGATGCATGTGGATGATTTCAAGAGAATAATGGAAAACTGCCCCCTCATCTCTAGTGTTCACTCTGATATTATAGCGTCCTTGACAGAAATACCGGAAGAAGACCGAACCGCTGACGCACAAACCGTTGTTTGGTTATCAGATTGGTTGAAGCTCCTTGCACCCAATTAAACTGTTTTGGTATCGTCACGTTCGGCCATGCCGCGTCATGTGGCTGTACCGCCTGTGGCGGGACGGCACCCCCGACGATAATATCGGGATGTGGATCCGTAAAGCCCTCCTCAACACGGGGCTCCGCCTCATCAACCGCGTGTTCCCTGACATGGAGTTGAAAAGACCGCAGACGCGGATGCTTCGCAACATCGAGCAGCGCATGACCCGCATCGCAGAGCATGAGCGACGGCTGAAACCGCGGGACATGAATTTTCTGCGGTTCCTGCGGACCGTGTTCAAGGCCGCGTATTACCTCGGCGAACGGGATGGTTACTATGCGTTGTGGATTGGCTACTTCATGAAGCACAGCCATGAGCAGTGGGTGCAGGGCTACGGGGAACACGGCGACTTGATTCGTAAACAACTTGACGCTGTGGGTCAAGAAAAATTATTCACGCCCGAACTTCAGGAACGGGCGTGGAACCTCCGCCTCTGCGGTGGATTACAATTATATGATGAATCGTTAGCGAGTGAAGGAAGAGATGGGGATTAAGCATACCACGCAGAGTGCGCGGGAAGACAACGTTGATTATGAAATGTCGGCGGATGAGTGGAATGAAGACCACACCATTGACGGCGACGTGGACTTCGACAACAACGAGAGCCTGAAGCATCGCATCGAGAACTTGGCGTCGCTGCCAGGGGCGACGGTGGCGATGATCGGTCGCCTCGTGTACCGCACCTCAGACAAGTCCCTGCACATCGTTATACCCACCTAGTGGGCTTAACACCAACAAAATACGAATCAAAACCGAAAAGGAGAAGAAGAAAATATGGCGACATGGAAAGAAATTGCCTATGTAGACAATGTGGCGACACTCAGTGACTTGACGCCGCAAAGCGTTGGAACCTCCGCGGCAGCGGGCACGGGCACCGACGCGAGTCGGGACGACCACGTGCATGACCTCGGCACCGGATGCATTGACGCCTCTGCCCTCTTCGCGGCGGGCGTGGTTGACACGACCGCCCTTGGCGCGGACGCCGTGGACGGAACAAAAATCGCGGACGACGCAATCGATTCGGAGCACTACACCGATGGCAGCATCGACACCACACACCTAGCCGCAGACGTCGTGGACGCGACTAAAATCGCGGACGACGCGGTGGGCAGCGAGCATATCGAGGCGCTTTCAGCGGCTCTCGACTTTGCGGGTCAGCAGGCCACCGATATGGTGGTGATGCAGTCCTCAGCGGCTCCTGGCACACCTGTTGTGGGCAAGCTATGGCATGATAGTGACGACCAGAAACTCTACATCTGTACATCCGTCGCGTAGCACGCGTTTTCACCGATTTTTTCTGGAGTACCCAGAACCCTCATCGAAGAGGTGACGAGGTTGAAGTATGAAAAATGGTTTCAGCGGATGGTGGACGCGTGGGACGCCGAGTGGAAACGCGAGAAGAATGAGCGCGTCGCTAGTCTCCACAACCAGTTAGTGAAAATCATCGTTGCGGAAAAGAGTCATATCGACGACATCATCATCACCCTCGAAATATTGCTGCAGGAGGCCCTACAGGTCAAGATGAAGAATATCGCGGCGGAGCGCCAAGCCCCCAGTTTATCAAGTAAGAAGCCCCGTGTGATTCAGTAATGGCGACGTGGACTGAGATTCAATACTGCGGCGAGAATGTGGATTTTCCGAATCCGGGCAGTGATCACGCTGCCGTGGGCGTCACGACGTCGGCGACGGCGGGGGAGAACGTGGTCATCGGCGATGTGTGTTACCTGAAGTCGGACGGCAAGTTCTGGAAGGCCGACGCCGACGCGGAAGCCACCGCCAAAGGCATGTTAGCGATCGCCACGGCATCCATCACAGCAGACGCCAGCGGCGTCTTCCTGTTGTATGGGAAGCTGCGGGACGACACGTGGAACTGGACCATCGGCGCCGAACTCTACGTCCACACGGAGGGCGGCAACCCCACCGCCACCAGACCCAGTGGCGCGGCGGACATCGTGCGCATCATCGGCCACGCCTATTCGGCGGACATCATGTTCTTTAACCCCGACCAAACCTACCTGGAGATCAGCGCGTAGATGTCATCTACAGATATTACACCCATCGAAAACGATGCTTATGTGTTGAAGCGTCTTAGTGTTGACGTTGAAGTTGGAAACAGGGACGTCAAGAATTTCAAGCCTCATTTCAAGTTGAATCGTTGGGGTGGCGAATGTAGTTTAAGCCTTGACTTTGACGAGAAATCTATCACGGGAGCTAAAACGGTTAAAGTTGAAGGGGATGTGGTGAAGTGGGAGACCAAAAACCTCGACTTTCATTTTTACGCGTCTGACGCTTGGGACAAAATCATCATGGTGGACGGCGAGGAATGCGTCTTTAAGCAAGGCGACCTCGGCGGCTTTGGCTTCCAAATCGTTTTCAAGCAGAAACCACTGAGCAACCAGTTTAGCTTTGCCATCCAGCCTCAGGGGTTAAAATTCTATTATCAGCCGCCACTTCATCCTGAACACCCAACGTGGGTTGATGAAGACGGTGACGGCATACCTGACGCATATAGGCCTGAAAACGTGGTTGGTAGTTACGCTGTTTATCATGCGACAAAAACATGTATCCATGCTTCCGTTGAGGACGCTGAAAAATATAAATCGGGAAAAGCTTTTTCCATCTACCGCCCCAAACTCGTTGATGGAACAGGAAAGGAAGCATGGGCTTCAATTAATATCAATGAACAGCAAGGCGTATTGACCTTCATATTTTCCCAATCGTTTCTTGACGACGCCGTATACCCTGTCGTGATGGGCGGAGACTCCGAAATATTTGGTTTCAACGAAATCGGGGATACCTCGGGCGACTACGCCGCCAACCTCTTGAAGGGTTCGTGGTTTAGCTGTCCGTCGGCGGGCACCACCTCCAAAATCACGGTGTACCATAATCGGGCGTATGGGTACTACTATAAAAGCGCAATTTATCGGAAAAGCGATAATGTGAAGGTGGCGGAAACTAACGAGTTGACAGGTGTCACTGGCGCCGCGTGGTATGACTACACTGTTGTCACCGACGTCACCGCGCAGGATTACTGGCTCTATAACTGGAATAACAACGGGTACTCATCGAAACTTCATTATTGGGATGTGGTGGCGGATAAAGGCGGCCTCGACGAAGAAACATATAACGGTTGGCCGACCCCACACGTTCCAACGGTCGTCGCAAAACAATACAGTATTTACTGCACTTATGAGCCATCTGTGTCGGGCTGGACGGGCAAGCTTATGGGCGTGACTGACCCCGCGAAGATTTGTGGTGTCGCGGTTGCGGACATCGGGAAGGTGATGGGCGTTGCCTAAAGCGTTGTTTGACCCCGCGATCTTCGACCCCAACATATTTGATATTCTTGAGTATAACGGCGCTGTCTTATCGTTCGCCCTCGCGCTGCGGGGCCTCGACGTCGTCCCCGAAGTCCGCGATGTCGCGTTAGTTTTGAAGAACCGAGGAATGGAGTTTGAGTTAGAATGAGCCACCAAACGATGGAAATCACCTTCATCCCCCCCAACACCATCCGCGCCCGCCTCACATTGACGGACTTTGACGATTCAAGCATCACGAATTGCTCGACCCATGCCATCACGGTGACAGACCCCCTCGCCGCGAGTCATTCAACGTATGACGCGGATGACGTCACCAACAACGAGGACGGCACCTACGACCTCTACGTCCCCATCGCGGCCGACGACGAACTCGGCGTCTACACCCTCAAGTGGACGATCACCCACGGCAGCAAACTATCGAGTGACGAAGTGAAGTTCAAGGTGGAGTAACATGACGTATTGTAACGCATCGGATGTGCGCCTCCTCATCCACACCAACCTGACCGACGACGAAATCGACGACCTGATTCCGCTGGCGGACAGCGACCTCGACGATATGCTCGGCGGCGCCTCCATCACCACCACCCAGAAGAAGAAGTGTAGTATGCGCCTCACCGCCATCATGATCGCCCAGCGCTCGCCCACCACATACACGGCGGGGTCAACCCGCGTCGATTACTCGCAGCGCACCACCGAATGGCGGAACTACGTGCGGCGGGTCGCGCGGCGGCTGGTGGATCGGTGGCGCGTCGCCGATGAACTGGACGAATAAGTATGACGGATATTGACGTGTTGGTGGATCTGGAAGGGGTCTCCGTAGACATTTACCGTGAATCGAAGGGGGCGGAAGACAACTACGGCGACCGCGCGCCCACGTGGACGCTGCAGGCGTCGGAGCGCGCCATCATCCAGCCCCGACGGGCAAGACCGTACCAAAGCCTTGCGGGGCGCTTCGCGGACGCCGATTACCTCGGCCTCTTCACGAGCGACAGCGACGTCCAAGCCAACGACTACATCCTGTATGGCTCCACCAAGTACGCGGTGCTGCACGTGGACACCGTCACCCTTCAAGGCTCAACCCTGCACCTTGAAGCCATGCTGAAACTGATGGAGGAAGGCACCTAATGGACGCAGATCCCCTCATCACCCTCCGCACCGCGTTGATCGCGGGGTGGGACGGCGCCGCAGACCTCGACGGGGCCATTGACACCCTCGGCGGCGACGAAAGCGAAGTCTTATGTTCCACGGGGTGGTACGACGACGATTTCCTCGGCCCCCAGCTCTCGATTTCCGAGTCCAGCGAGTACAGTGTGCCCCTCGCGCTGGGATGCCCCGAGGTGTGGGTGTACGCGACCTACGACTTCAACGTGTGGGTTCCCGTCATCCGCGCCAGCTCAAAGGGCGCGGGGTTAGCGAAAAAATATCGGTGGCAGATGCAGCAAGAAGTGAAACGTATCCTCAAAGCGAATCGGACGGGCCTCACCAACATCAAGGAAGTGGTGTTAAACGGCTCGGGCGTCGCCCTCGACGAGTTGAATCGTGAGCCGCCCATCCTGCGGTTCCTGATTCAAGCCACTGTAATCCGTGACATCTAATGGCTGACACCGTGAAGCTCCATGTGGTGAAGGGCGTCATCAACCGCCTCATACCCCTCCTGAACGCGGTGGTGCCTGAACGCCCCGCCACCCATCCACAGACCCTGATTCTGCAGCGGGTCTTTCAGCGTCTGGAGAACACGTATACGCTTGAGGAGTTACAGCAGCGGCGTGGCCTTGACGATAATAATTTTCACCAAGTCCTCCAAACCATGGTGAAGGTCCTCACCTACATTATGGAGGAAGACCGGTACTACCGGCAGTGGCTGGCCCTCGCCTTCCTGTTGGTCGCCGAAGAACTCGATACGATGAAAGACGAGGTATCTAGAGACGCGTTTGTGCGGAGCATCCGCGAGCAGTGGGGTCTCCGATGGCACATGATCTCCAACGACCATTATGAAGCATATAGGGATCAACTGTACCCCGTATTGTTGACGGATTTTCTATATAAGTTAGCGACGTATGCTTCCCCGAATTGACGGGGCTGATGAATCCCCGAAAGGGGATAGAAAGCATAAATCGAATTGAAAAGGAGGAAAAACCATGAGTACACCAGTAATCGGCAGAGACGTAGACATCTACATCGCAGACACTGCCGTGGGCTACGGCACCGGCTGCACCGTCGGCATCAGCACAGACGTCATCAAGGCCTACTTCATCGGCACCGACGGCGACATGCCGGCGATCCTGGAGGACGGTAACAAGAGTTTCCCGTTCACCATCGACTTCCTGTACATCGACAACACCTACGCGACCCTCGTGGAGGCAGGCACCGCAACGGACATCGAGGTGCATCCCGCGGGCAGTGGAGGCGGCGGTGGATTCTACAAGATCAACGACGCCATCTTCACGAGTTGGGAGATGACGGTCACGCAGGACGGCATCGTCCTCGAAAACGTCGCTGGCGAAGGCAAGTCACTGACGCTACCCGTCTAATCAGACAGGTGTATTTTATGGATTTCAATGAGAAAAACCGCGAGGTCTATCTCAATTTCGGGTTGATTTGTTGGGGGCCCCTCAGCGAGATTGAGCGGCTGCAACACATCATCAAGGAAGAGTTTCCGCGCCTCAACGTCGTCTATAACACGGCGACGGCGCGTCGGCTCTATTTAAAGAAGCTTTCATGGAGTGAATATTTTGACAGAAAACAAAGGCGAGACGCCACGCGAAAAACGGATGCGACGGCTCCGCGAGTTTAAGGATCAGCGGGAAGGCCAGTTCAAGGACTTCGACATCGACGACTTCGTCACAAGCGTAGAGGAAATACGTGAAGTCCCCGTTGAGGAGCTTGACATCATCGTCCGCTACAAGCGCCTAACAAACGAGGAGTCGCTTTCCATCAGTAAAATCAGTGACGAGAATGAGCAAGGCCTCGAAATACTCTATATGATGCTGAGTAAAGCTGACGCAAACGTCACGAAAGACAAGATTCTGGCGATGAATCCAACGGAAACCGCGCTGATTATCAACGCCATTAATGAGGACTCTAACATTTTTTTACAGTAGACTCTTTGACCCAGTGGATACGCTACACGCCGGACGCCCGTAACCTATGGCTTCTCTGCTATGAATTCAAGGTGACGCCTGACGTGGTCGGCGACCTGATGCCCCACCAATCCGCGTTTCTGTTGGCGGGGCTCCACTGGATGCATAACCAAACACGGAAACGATGAATATGGCTCTTGTGGAGGTTCATGGACTCACCGAGCTACGTAGCGCCCTCGACGCATCCATCGCTGGACTTGACGCCGCCGTGAACCGCGCGTTACTGGAGATCGCGGAAGCCATCGCAGCGCGAGCCCATGAACTGGTTCCCGTGGACACGGGGGCTCTCCAGCGAAGCCTCTCGGTCAAGCAGCGGAGACAGCTGGAAGCCATCATCGAGATGCTGTACTACGGCTTCTACGTGGAGTACGGAACCTCAAAAATGCGGGCGCAGCCCTTCATCCGGCCAAGTATCGACGCCGTCACCAACCACCTCTCCCAAATCCTGTGGAAGCACCTCGCCCCATTATTTAGTTATTAGGAGTATAAGCAATGCCTGATTTTCCCAACGTGTATCTACGAATCCTCGCGCAGATCCAAGGCGTCAAAGGCAGTTTACAGTCTATTCGGCGGGAAGCCGACGCCCTCTCCACCGGATTCAAGGGACTGCAGAAGTCGGCGTCCATCGCCGCTGGCGTCCTCTTACGAGACATGGTGCAGGGCGCCGTCCGCTCCGCCACCGAAATCTTCGAGTTAACGGGACGACTGGACACGCTGCGCGCGGGCTTCGATGCCATGATTCGGGAAGTCGGCGCGACCAACGTCAACATCGAAAGCCTCCGCGAGGTGACGCGGAACACCGTCAGCGACATCGACCTCCTCACCGCCGCCAACCAAGCCCTGGCCCTGAACCTGCCCGCCGACGAGTTGAATGATCTCTTCGCGGCGGCGATGGACGTGGGTCACGCGATGGGCCGCACCACCCTGCAAGCCGTCCAAGACCTGACAACTGGTATCGGCCGCCAATCACGATTTATCCTTGACAACCTCGGCATCATCGTCCACGCCGAGCAAGCCCAAGCCGCCTACGCGACGTCGATTGGGAAGACCTCGGCGCAGCTCACGGACGCGGAGCGTAAGACCGCGTTTCAGACAGCGGCAATTGAATCGTTGCGGGAGAAAGCCCGCGTATTGGAAGGGACAACGTCTGAAGCCCAGATCGCGCAGGAACAGTGGAACGCCAAAATAGATAACGCGAAAACCAGTGTCGCAGGCGCGTTAGGTCCCCTCGGTCAATTCAGTGGACTCTTTGCGGATTTATCTCCCACCATCGGCTTGATGGCGGCCACAACGCTGCCCCACCTCATCACAAGCATCGGAGGCGTCACAGGCGTCATCCACGGCCTCAACGTCGCCGTGAAGGCGTTGATGGGCCCCATCGGGTGGGTTATCGCGGCCGTCGGCGTATTCGCGGCCGCAGTTTCCATGAACTTCGGCGGTGTCAGGGACACAATCACGAGTATGGGACGCGACTTCAGAGTGGAGTTGCTGGGACAGATGAAGGCCGTTAAAGAAGCTTATCGGGAACAACTCGCAGCCATCGACGAGATGGTCTTTACGGTACAGGACAAGTATACGGCTCTTGAAAACGTTCTTGACGCGAGTTACGGTAATCAACTGAGCTCTGCCCAGCAGGCGTGGCTGGACCTTATCGCGGTGAACGCGAGTGGCTGGGACGGCGTCGTCGCGCAGTATGAGGCCTATTATGGTAAACAGCTTTCGGAGCTAAACAGGTTCTACAATGGAAAGCTTGATGCAGAACGTGAGCATTTAGACGCGATACGGGGGCTTCGCAGTCAAGAAGTCAATGCCTTGGAACTGCAGTTCCTAAAAGAGAAGCAGGCCATCGAAGAATCTGATACGTCTTACGCGAACAAGAAGCTCTTCATTGAGCGATTGGAGAAACAACTCAACGAAGAGCGGGGTAAACTCAATGACACCTATCGTGTGCAGGAGCTTGAGGCCGAACAACGGTTTAGTGACGCAGAAGCCTCCATCGAAGCCGAGCGAGCAGACGCCATCATGAAGGTTGAGGATAAGAAGGCGTCAGACATCGCCGCGATCCGCGCGGAAGAAAAAACCCTTGAGGAACAACACGCCAAAGACTTGGCGACGCTGGAAACACAAAAACAAGAAGAATTATTAAGTATTACTGAGACCGCGAATCAACAGCGGATTGAAGCCGAGAAACAATTCAACGCTGATAAGCTTGCCCTCCGAGCTAAGATGTATGACAACATGAAGAAACTGGCTTCAGGCCAAGGCTTTGCTGGCCCCGCGGGATCCATTGAGGAGGAAGGCGCGCCCAGCGTAATCCCCGTCATCCCCGGAGCATCGGGTGTTTCACAAACCGTTGACAGACCCACCCTCTTTTTGGCGGGTGAAGCCGGCGCCGAAGACGTAAACATTTCTCCCAGAAGGGGCAGCGGCGGCTATATGATGCGGACGCCGACCCGCGTCCAACAAGTGTTTAATGGTCCCCTCGTCTACGTGGCGGGATCCGTGGATGAGGGCGTCGCCGAGATGGTGACGGTGCAGATTCAGGAAGTCCTCAAAAGCGTGACGGTGGAAGCCAGTTCCTCGCAGGCCCCCAGCGAGCAGAAGCGGATCCGCAGCGGCACCACCATCCGCCGCGGCGCCGCGTCCACGCCATCGCTCTCGGGTGGCCGGGTGGGGTCGACACGGTTTCCAATTTAGGTGATATACCATGTTTCTCAGCGAGATGACGCGGCAAATCAGCACCGAATCACAGGACATCGATGTGGACACCACGTACTCGACGAGTGGCGCGGGGTCGTGGGAAACCCTGCACAGCTACGGCTCCATTGAGCCTGCGACCGCAGGCATCTATGTGATACAGTTTGAGGTGCAGTACACATCAAACCCCGCGTGGCTCCGCCTCAAAATCGGTGATCGCTGGGTCTACGGGAAGGCGTTGACGAGTAGCTGGGTCACCGAAGAAGTCGTCACATATCTGCCTTCGGGCTCACAAACCGTGTTGGCGCAGGGCTACGGGTTATCGGGGACGCCCGACGGCGTGGCGCAGATCAAGAACTTTAAGATGGGGCGTGTTGACTTTGCGGATGTGGACGGCGAATCCCTGCAAACGTATTCGACGTCACTCAGCGTAAGTTTGACAAGTCGCTTCACGCCCGCAGGCGATACGAACCAAGCCACGCTCATCGTGAATTGTTTTGCCTACACGTCGGGTGCTGATACGAACTTCGAGAATGCAGGTGACGATGAGACGAATGGTGTCAGCATCAGCGTTGATGAGAGCCAGGTGGATTGGACGAATCGGCAGCAAGATACGGACAGCAAAGAAAACGCGTGGGCGGATTACTGGGGCGTCGTTGATGTGGGGTCATCGTGGTCCGTGGAGATATCGAAGGACAACGCAAACACGGTGGTTCACATCTCGATCATCCTTTGTCCGTGGATTCTTCCCGCGGACACCGATTTTGAGCCCGTTGCACTTGATTTTCCCCAGGGCTCCACGCTCTACCTGATGACGGAGCCTCTGATTTTAAACCCCACAGTGTATGTTCGCATCGGAAAACTTCGAGCCATCGACTTCGGCGACGCCACCACATACTACAGCGATGACTCATCCACGGGGATTCAGCAAATCAACTACACGTTTGAGGAAGTGCAGGAGAATGAGGCGTCACTCTACGTGTATGGACGCGGCGCCTGCATCGCCTCAATTGGAGTGGATGTCCGGTGACCATTGTCGTTGGGGCTGAAGTGGTTTGGGCGGACGACGCAAATGAATGGACTATTGAAAATACGGGTTCTGGAAGCGTCGAAGTAACATTAACTGACGATGAAACCAATGAAATTGAAGGCGACAACTGCGTATTATATGAGAATGTATCGGGAAGCTATGAATATGGGTACATCGTCAAAGCGTTTTCATCAGCAAAGGACTGGTCTGCAAAGGATAAATTTGGGTTTTGGATGAAAGGCACCAACAGTGGAAAGACCTTTCGATTCACATTGAATACGGATTGGGATGACCGCAACTGGTATTATACCACTGACGACTTTACCAGTTGGAAATTCATTACCCGTGACTTCACGGACACCGATGCGACGTCAGGTAGCGGTGCAGATATGTCAAGTATCGGACATATGGCTCACGATCTCAATGGCGCGGTCGTCGATGACGACGTCTCCTTAGATCGCATCATCGTCTACGAGAACGCGAAAGCGTTGAATTGTTCAGATCTTCAACTGACGCTGCATCCAGTAGTGGCGGAATGGGATGGGTGGGAAAGCGCGGCGTACAAGCGTCGGCAGAAGCCCTACGGCGGCTACCGCGCGTGGCAACTCAAATGTCAAGAGGAAACATCGACGTCGTGGACGGACAGCGTGGTGAAGGCGCTCCGCGACGCGATTGACGGCCGCGAGGACGTGACGTTCGACGTGGACTTAGACGCCTACCAGTTCAGCGGCGACACCTACGTGCGCGGCGTCGATTTTCAGCCAGAGAACACGGATCAGATCCGATACTTCACCATTAACATTCAGGAGAAAATGTAGTATATGGTATTAAAGACCGATCAAGCCATTGAAACGAAGATCCAGGTCTTAGATAGCAGCGGCGACCCCGCGACGGCCGCGACGGTGAGTTACACGGTGTATGATGAGGGGGACGGCGCATTCGCGTCAGGCTCGATGTCGCATATCGCCAACGGGATTTACTCGGCGGGCTGGACACCCGATGCGTCGGGTGAATGGACGTTCTACGCCTCTTGCTCGAACCCGAAATTCCATAAATGCGTGACGTATTTTGTGGGAAAGGGCATAGAAGACGACTTCAAGGACAAGTCCATGTACCACATGGATTTTTGGAGTGGCGGCGACGACGAAATTGCCATCACGGATTCGTCTCAAAGTCTTAACCTACCAAATATCACCGTTGCTAGTCTTCCCTCCGGTATTTCAATTCAACGTGTCATTGTCATGTTGAAAATCGCGTTATTAAAAGACAGTAGCGGTTCCGATAACGCGATAAGCAATGGAAGTATGATGTTGAGCGTTGATTCAGAAAGCGATTATTCTTCAACAGTTCCCGCCATTGATATCCCTGACAACGGTTGGGCAGTCGATGAATCAGCCGAGCGCGTTGGCGATGGGATCAAGGGAAACACCGATGTCAAAACGGAAATAACGGGCAATGGAACGTTCTATGGGCGGTTTGAAAATGCCCAAGCCGACGGAGGAAACCTGTTGTTGAAGGACGTGGCGTGGGGAATCCTCGTTTCATGGAAGCCGTAGACTACGATGCCATCAAGCATTTCCTTCAACGGAGAAAACGCAAAATTCAACATCACAATTGGAGAGGACAAATCGAAATCCGCATTAAGTTTTGCGTGTACCACCCTATGTGGTCACCGACTGCGACGCCCTCACTTGACATGTCTTCGTTGCCCGACGAGGAGAGTGTGGTACGGTAAAATGGATACAGAATTTCCCGTGAAACAACTTTACGTCCTTTGCATACCCAAAAACCTTGGGCGTGTGAAATCACTTGTGTTGAAAAAAATATTGGCGATTGCCGAATACCTTTGCTTACCATGAAGGGGAGAACGAATGACCGAATACCTGAACACTGGTTTCGAAGGCAACGACCTTTCCGATTTCGATGGCACCGTCACCAGCTCTGGTTGTACATCTGAGGTTCTCTCAACCGACCCCTACCTCGGTACATACCACGCCCACTTTGAAACGGATGCCGATGGTCTGTACGCATATGTGTACTTTAACGACGGAGAAACGCTAGATCTCAGCGAAATCTACACGGCAATCTACGTCAAATTCTTATCGCTTCCAACGGGCAACCGGCAAATGTGCCTCATCCACCGTGGGTCGTACAATGTCTCACAACTTCGTATAAAAACTGGGGGTTCTCCAGAAACGACACGGCTTCGACTTGAAGGCAAAGATGGTGAAGATTGGTTGACTGCTGGCTACGGCTCCGCCCTGATGACCGGGCAATGGTATTTCATCCAGCTCTACACGAAGATCCATAGCACCGCTGGAATTCACCGCGTGTACCTCAACGACGTCCTTGACTTAGAAATTCTCAACGTCGATTCGTCATTGTACGGAAACATTGAACGGGTTGAAGTTGGGATTCCAGACTGCGCAGAAGCCGTTGAACTTTACCTCGACCGTGTCATCGTTGCAGATTCAATGATTGAGCCAGAAGAACAGGAAGAAGAAAGTGAAGGAGGCGCTGGGGGTGGAATTGCTAGCATCATGCAGTTCCTTGGAATGCTGTAAAGAAGGTAACAAATAATTTAATGAAAAGGTGAAAAAGAAAAATGCTAAAAATTAATGAAGCCGTCGAAACGAAGGTCCAGGTGCTTGATGACAGCGGTGATCCCGATACCGGCGCCACCGTGAACTACAGAGTGTACGATGAAGCGGATGGACAGTTCACGTCGGGGTCAATGAGTCACATCGCCTACGGAATTTACAGTGTTTCGTGGACACCCGATACCGCAGGCGAATGGACGTTCTACGCGTATTGCAGCGACCCCAAGTTCCATAAGACCTTCACCTACTTCGTGGAGAAGGGCATGGAGCAACTCGTTGAAGAGATCCGTAACCAAGTCTTTACCCGTCGCTACCCCTTTGAAACGGAGAGCGACAGCGTCAGCAGCGCCTCAGAAACGGCTCTCACAAACCCAACCACTGTCACCGTGACCTTTCCAACAAACTCCACTCTGCTCTCTGCGGCCGTTGTAGCCATTATCAAAGCGAATAACCAGAGCGCCAACGCCCACGATGTCGGCGTCACGCTGCAAAAGAACATTGCTGGTGGAGGATGGACGGATATCCGCGACCTCACCACGAGTCCGCCTGTGACATTACCAGCCGTTGACGGAGAAAACGATTCACTCATCCTCGTGGAGAACGTGACGGGCATCGACACCGGTGAAACCGTGACGTTCAGGTGGCAAGTGGATAGCAACGACGCGAATGAAGTTCACTACACGTCAACGTTCGTCCTCATCGTCCAATACGACTTCAGTGGCGCGTGAGATGGATGACCATTCGCTTCAGCACACGATTTCTCGAACCCGAAGGCGTGGACATCTTTTCCGAAGGCGGTGGAGGACTGGTGCAGGACGACCCACCGTACTCGACGTTGACGCTGGAATCATTTCTTGGTCGAACGTGGTTGAAAGCTCACGTCGTGGACCCCACCTATCCATCGGACCCGAGCACCGACTGTAAGTGCCGCGCCGAGGTCAGTCGCAGCGATAATTATCCGGGGTCTGGGAGCTTCCGTGAAGATGATTCAGACCTCTATTATGGCCTTCGCACCTATCTACCATCGGACTTCTACACAATTTACGGAACGGATTGTTGGCCACAAGGCTGCTGCTTGTTCCAGTTGAAGGAGCATGGCACGTGGGGCGTCGCCTTCTACGTCCAATATAGTAACCAAGAGGTGCGGTGGAAATACCGAAAATACGATTATAGTATCAGCGAGTTTGTGACCACAACTTATGAATACTATGATTTGATTCGGGGACGACCCTTCACCCACATCTACCACCTCAACTGCGTTGAGGACGGCCAGTTTGAACTGTGGTATGACGGCGACAAAATCGTTGATGACTCCGGTGACTACCGCATGTGCCCCACCGATGTCGCAGACGGCTATGCTAACCACCGGTTCAAATGTGGTCTCTATACGGGGCTTAACCAAAACGCGAAGTACGTGTACCATACCGACATCGTGATTGCGACGACGAAGAGTGATGTTGACGACTTCCTCGGCGAAGCCCAAGCAACGGTGGGCGGCGGCAGCGCGACGATGGGGCGGGCCATCACCCTTCTCCTCTAGGTGAACCCCCGTGAGCGAAACCCATATCACGACATGGGATGGCGATGAAGCCCGCGACGTCACCATCCAAGGCGTCGCGGCGACGCCCACCGACTACGGAGCGGGAAGCGCCGAACTATCGCTGTTCCTTGACGAAGACCAGTATCGAGACGTCACCGTGCAAGGTGAATCCTTGTCCGTGGGCCTCTACCTCGCGGACTCGCTGGTGAAGGCCACGGATATTTCGGTGCGATATCGAAGCCAGATGGTGGAAACTGACCGCTGGGTAGATGGCGTCTACGTGAATGACGTCCACCAATACGGGTTGATCCGTAGCTGGAAGATCAAGGCCGTTGAAATCATCGCGGATACGGCGTGGGCAGACAGCCTCATTCAAACCCTGCGGGACGCCTTACTGGGCCGCGACGCCGTGAACGTTGCCTCCACTACGAACGCGTATTCCTTGCCCGCGACGCCAGCCTACGTGATGTCGTTGACGGCGGCCTTCCGCAACGAGATTCGCCAATACGTCGTTGAGTTAATGGCGAGTTAAGTAACCATGTCTGTTTCCGTGTTGATTCCCTGCCGCGACGGGGAAGCCACGCTATCCGCCACCCTCGACAGTTTGAGGAATCAATCTATTACCGCAACGGTAATAATTGCCGATGACGCCAGCGTGGATCGTACCCCCGACATCATCAAAGAATACGGTGCCGTCCACGTGCGGTATACACGCCGCGAGCCTCGGAGCTATGACCGCGTCGCCGTCCTCGTGAACATGGCGTACCGCGCGGCTCCTTTATCAGATTACTACATGATTAGCGGGTGCCACCACCGCTACCCCCCAGACTACCTTGAAACCCTCATCACTTGGATGCAGCGAGACAAAGTGGCGCTGGTATCAGGGTACACGGACACCTACGCGGACACCTACGCCCCCCGCGGTAGCGGGCGGGTGATGTCGGCGTCGCTTATGCGGCAGTTGATGCCGCTACCCCCGAATTTGGCGTGGGATAGCTGGATGCTCTACCGCATGGACCAACTCGGCATCAAATACCGAATGTATCCCATTAAAACCGAGTTGATTGGTCACCGACGCAAAACCGTGTACTCCTACGGTCACGCCGAGCACCTGCTAGGATCCCCCCTCATCGCCACCCTCGGACGCATATTCTTTGACATCACGCGTGGCGAATCGCCTCGACTCGCCACATCGATCTTGGTGGGGCAGCTCACCTATCGACTAAAAAAAGTTCCGCAGATGCCGATCGCGTCGTATATCCGCGGAGCGCGACAGCGACGGATGAAACAGCGAATCATGCGGTACGTCTCCGCGTTGGAATGTAAGTTGGGATTACATGACGGTGTGTACACGATGCGTCATGGACTCTACGGATCCCTTCATCGTCTTCGACGAACAGGGCATCTGTAACTACTGCCACGAATTTTTTGTGAAGGCCAAACACGTGATGCGAGACGACTTGCCATCGGTCTTCAAGACCATCAAACAGAATCATCACCCAAAATATGATGCGTTGCTCGGCATCAGCGGTGGCATCGACTCTAGTTACGTAGCCTACCTCGCTTCACGGGCGGGGCTTCGGGTGCTGCTCACGCACCTCGACAACGGCTTTGACACCGAGGAAGCCCACTGGAATATCCAGCGAGTCGTGGAGCACACGGGTTGGGATTACCTGCCCCTCTCCTGCGACGTCGAGGAAATCTATGATTTAAAGCGGGCCTACCTCAAGAGCGGCGTCTTGAACCTTGAGGCGATCTGCGATCACGCCATCATCGCCTCCACCTACTCGGTGGCGGAAACCAACGGTATGAAATACGTGTTGTCGGGGAGCAACTGGGCGACGGAGGGCATCCTCCCACGGCACTGGGGCTACCGCGCCAAAGACCGCAAAAACATCCTGGATATCCATAAGCACCACGGCACGATACCTCTCAAGACCTTCCCAACGATGAGCCTCTGGCGGTACAGCCGGCTCATGCGGAAGATCACGACCGTAGCGCCCCTCAACCACATGCAATATAATCGAAATATTGCTAAAAGTATATTGGTGAAAGAATGGGGGTGGCGTGACTATGGCAACAAGCACGGCGAATGCATCTGCACCCGCCTCTACCAACAATTCATTCTGCCTTGGCGGACGGGGTGGGACAAGCGGAAACCCCACTTCTCGTCGATGATCTGTAGTGGGCAGATGACGCGGGGTGAAGCCCTACAGAAACTTGCGTTGCCGCCCTATGAAGACGTTAATCAATTCCTCTATGACCACCAGTTTTTCATTGAGAGCCTAGGGTTATCTATCCACGAATTTAATGAATACATTGAGCAGCCCGTGGTTCCGAACTCTAGATATGCCACGAATGACTGGGCGTATAATCTGCTTCGTGTGGGGCGCTACGGCTTGAACTTCGTCAAGAGGCTTCGCCGATGAAGGCCCTCGCCATCGTCGTCACCCGCCGCGTCGAGGACGCCCAGCGCACCCTCGACAGCCTCTTCGCCCAAACCCTGCAACCCGACATTTATATCGCGGATAAACCCGGCGTATGGTGGAAGAGTGTGGGGCAGCGGGTCGGCGAAGCCATCAACGAGGTCCTCGACCACATCGATTTAACGCAATACGATTGGCTGCTGAAAGCCGACGACGACATCCTCTTTCCCCCTGATTTCCTCGAAGAAAACATCGCGGCGGACTATGATATCATGGGGATGGGCGCGGGCCTCCTCATCCGCATGCAACCCTTCCTCGCCATGCTGGGGCGGTGGAACGAAACCGACATGGAGGACAGCCTCCCCCACTACGTCTTCGAGATGCGGGGATTAAAATGCCTCTTATCCGACTGGGTGTGCAAACCCACGATTCTGAAGTGGCCGCAAGAAAACATCAAGCGGCGATGGGAGGAGGGCCACGACTGCTACCGCGTGGGGTGGCCCCTCGACACCTACATACAGGACCGCGCCGTCGAAGGCAACCTCACCAAGATCCTCGGCTACCTCTACGCGTGGGCGAGGAAACTGCCCCTCAACCCCTTCGCCGACGAGTGGCGGGAATACCTCTGGATCCGCCGTGGCCTCACGTGGCCACGGGGACTGTACTATTTACTCACAAATCCCGTTATACGAAAACGAATACTTCATCGGATGCGGTACGGCGTCCCCCGGTGGGCGCGGCACCCCACCACGATTCAACTGGACACGCATAATTATTGTAACTTGAATTGTATTTATTGTCTTGGTAAAGATACTTTGGTTTTAATGGGTGATTTATCTTGGAAGCCAATTCAACATATTGAAATTGGTGACCAAGTTATCGGATTACATAAACCAGAAGAAGGACATTGGAAATATGTTAAAACTACTGTTCGTAAAACATTTAAACGAAAAAGCCGAGTTATTCGTTTTATCACAGAAAAAAGCTCAGTAATATGTACGCCCAACCATCGATGGCTTGACAAACACAGTCGATATCGTCCAGCAATAAAATATAATACATCAACAAATCAACGAATAAAATGGTTATCACCTCCAACCATTTTTGAAGCAAACAATGCCTATAAATCGGGCTGGCTGAGAGGAATAATTGAAGGCGATGGATGTCTCAAAAAATATCCTCGCAACCGCGGTTATAACCCTCAAACCGACGTAAATTATTATTTTCGTTTGGCCGTGAAAGACTATGAAATCATTGATCGTTTCTTGAAATATACTGGTTTAACTGTGAAGCCTCGTCCACATAAAAACAAGACAGGAGATGATTTAATAGCAATACCCTGCAATAATCGCACAATATACAATAATATGATTAATATCGTGAAGTATTGGATACACGACAAAGATTTTTATCGTGGATATTTAGCAGGAATCTTTGATGCAGAAGGCTCATATAGTGATGTCATACGTATAACCAATTATGATGAGGCAATATTAAAAAGAATTACTGAATCACTGACCGCGTTAAATTTCGATTGGATACAGGAAAGACACGGTATACGTCTTCGAGGTGGTCTTGAAGCCACCGTATATTTTTTCGCAATGACCAATCCCGCGGTTCAGCGAAGGCGACAATCATTTTTTGGAAAAGGATGTTATGGAACTTCATCTTTTATTCGCATTGAAAAGATTGAAGAAGAACAAACTGTATACAACCTTGAAACAGACACTCATAACTATATTGCAAATGGCCTTGTATCCAAAAACTGTAACCCCCAACACGCCTTCGCGGAGCGGCGGGGCCGCGGCTACATGCCCATCGACGTCATGGAAACCGTCCTCCGATACTTCAGTGACCGCGGCCTTGACGTGGACACGATTTGCGCCTTCATGAATGGCGAAATCCTGCTCGAACACCGCCTCCCCGACATCACGCCTCTCTTTGATAAGTATCAACCGCATGCGACGGTGGAAGCCTACAGCAACGGAACGCTATATAAAAACCGCGACTTGTTGATGAACCCCCACATCGACGTCATCCGCTTCACGATCTCAGCGGCTTCCCGCGAAACGTATCGGATGATGCATGGCCACGATAAATTTCATGATGCCCTCAACACCCTGGAATGGGTCACCGATCACCTGTTGCCGAATCAACGCATCATCTTGAACTACGTGTTGACCGGCCTCAACTTCCACGAGTTGCCCCAATGGCGCAAACGCTTCGCCCAGTACACGCATGATATCCGGCCCCTCCACTTCAGCTTGGATCGGGCGACGAGCGCGGGCCTCGACGCCGAACAACCCCTGACGTGGGACGACTTGATTCGGCAGATGTGGAGTACCCAGTACGCCGCCGGCAAACTCTCGGAGGGCAGGCCGTGCCCCAACTGGCATAACCTGTCTATCACGTGGGAAGGCGACGTACTGCAGTGCCCCGACGTCTCCCCCGTGGACGGCGTGATTGGGAGATATGACGAGGACTTACTCGACCTATGGCAACGGAAGTTTCAGCGCGCGGGACGTCACCCATGCTGCGCGACGTGTAGCCAGCGGATGCCCTACTACGACGAATGTTTTCGGAGGCTGCACGCCTTCGCCAACGATGGAAAACCCACCCTCTACGGACGGTTGGTGGGACTCCGACAGGGATATTAGGTAATGAAGATTATGCGAAAACATCCTTTAACCGCATCTGATTTTAAATGTAATTATCCTAATTGTCATAGGCTCCCCTTTTGTGAAGTTATATGGCATAACCCACGAGATGTTTTTGGACATTGGTGTTATCTTTGTCTATATCACTTCATAAAAGAGCGAGTTCTATTTCATGATTTAGATTTAGGATTTACATTAGCCGCGTGGCTCTACCGGCTTCCAGGTATATCTTTTCTATGGAATAAATATGCAGCGAGGTGATGTTATGCCTCTTGAAAACAACGTGGTCGCGTATGCCGTCTACGGCGCCGCCGTGACCATGGCAACCGTGCTAGTTTTAACGTGGAAAAAATACTATTGGCGCGTCATCGGTATGTTCCTCGCGGGGGGCGGACTCTGGCTTATCTGGGATGAGTTGAATGAAGGCCCCTTCAACCTCCTTGAAGTCGGCCACGAGCTCTACGGCGTCATCCTCTTCATCGTGGGTTTGGTCTGTATCAGCCTGAAACCCAAGGGCAAAGACACCGAAAATGAAGCCTAACACTCGTCGCCTGGAGCCCCGCGAACGGACGCCCTACGAGAAACACCTCTTCCTCGAAGCCGCGTCCTGCACCCAAACCCCGCCAAA